CGGGCAAGCGGGATGTGACTGCCGGTCAGCGCCTTGTCCGCGATGAGTTGCTTGTAGACGAGAGGCCAGTTCTTGCCATACGTCTCGTTGTACCCCGCCAGCAGAGAGACGAGGTTATCCCCAGCGGTGTCGTCCTCACCAATGGCGCTCACTGCGTCGGCCACACCGTCCACTTCACGCTGCGTCAACACGCTGGGTTCGTCCACGCCCAGCCGCTCCTGGGCGGCGATGGTCGTGTCGATGTATGCGGCTCGGGCCTCGCGCTCGCCCGGTGTGCCGAGGGCAGAGTTCAATCGCTCCCCCGCGAATTGCGTAGAGGGGTCGTTGTCCAGTGCGTAGCGCGCCGGGTCAGCTTTTAGTTGCGCGGCCTTGATGCGCGCCGCCTCGGCAAACGCTTTTAGCTCGCCCACGGCTTCGTCGTGGTTCTCGGGAGTGGCGGCGTCAACCGCCGCAGCGAGAACCACCCCTCGCTGCGCCTCATCTGCTTCACTCATGTTTGGGACGGCTTGTCGAGCAGCCCCCAGCGTCTCTGCGACACCCAAAGACTTGTGCATCCGGTTCCGGTCATCGACGTTCAGTATCGTGCTGTCTATCTCCGCATGGGTGGATGCCACCGTCTCCGGTGGGTACTTACCGTCAGCGATGGTCGCGAGGATAGCGGGCATACGCTTGCCTAACTCGTCCTGCGCGTGAGAGCGCCCGACCCGCTCGCGCCGTAACGCCTGTAGCTGGCCCAACTCGACATTGTCGTTGCCGGGGATGTCCAGCGCCGTGAGCAGCGAGGCTTCCAGCGCCTCCATAGCAGCCGGTGTCTCGTTAACCAACAGGTCCGCAAAAGCGCCGACCGCCTCGCCCCGCTCAAAATCCCGACGCGCTAACCCTCGCTTACGAGCGTCCGTCATGGCGTCTATGTCGGCACTCGTCACACCATTGCCCGCGAAACCCTGCACTCTGAGATTGGCGTGGTCCCCCACCGCGTTGGCTATGTCGGTATCGCGCTGGCGCAGCAACAGATCGTGGGATGCGTCAATCTTGTTCAGCGCGCTGGCGTAGGTGTCGGCGTCCATCTGGCCTTGCAAGTCCGACAGATCGCCCTTGACCGCCATGACCGCCTCGGGCGTGTCAGCGGCGCGGAGCAGGGATTGAAAGTGGGCGTCTGCCGCGTTATTGCGCCAATCGTTCAGCGCGACCTGTTGCACGTCCCCCTGCATACCGGCTGCGACAATCAGCGACGTGCCAGAGTTCAGACCGTCTTTGTAAGCTACAGACCCATCGCCTATCTGGTTGCGAACCGTACCCAGCCCAACCTCTACGTCCTCGCGCACCTTCTTGGCGGTGGAGACAGCCTCGAACCGCATGGACGCTGACACTTGGCCCGCGCGTCCCCGCGCCAGCCCCAAGTCCAAACGTCCTTGGTTCTCCGGTGACACATTCGTGAAGTTTTCTTTGAAACCCTCGGACCAACGCTCGTACTCAGATCGCATGGCCTCTGTGTGTCCAGCGGCACCGGGCTGTGCGTCCTTCTCCAACCCAAGCCGGAACTCATCCATCTCAAGCCCGCCGTCGATCAGAGCCTTCTCAATTGCTACCGCATCACGCTTGTCGCCTACAGCCTTAATTCTGGCCCCAACGTCCTCGGCGGTGTTCGCCAGGTCTGCGCCCGCCTTGGCGAGTGCGCTGCCGCCACCAAACGCTTCCGCTGTGGCACTAATAACGCTCTGCCCCGCAGAGGGTTGTGCCTGTCGGGTGTACTGTGTGAGTTTTGGCATCTAGGCTTCCTCTACGCTACTGCGGGCGGGGTGCCGCCCGCGAACGGGTTGACGCCAGTGTATGTGGGTCCGCTGTCAAAAGCGCCTGACCCGTATAACGAAGCACCACCTTTGAGAAGTGACCCAGCCGCGCCCATGTAGCCCGCGCGCTGCGCGCTCTTACCCTGCGCTTGCATAAGCCCTGCGCTGGCCTCTAGGCCGGATGCTTGCAGTTCGCCTTGGTGGATAATCGTCAGGCGGTCGAGTTCTTCCTCAATCGCGTTGTCCTCAAGCAGATCAAACGCCGACCCGCCGTATGTTCCCGACGCCGCAGAGTTCGCCCGGTTTGTGCCAGCCCGCAGACGCGCCTCACGCTCCTGCCGTTTGGCGTTGGCCGCAGCGTTCTGCCGAGACGCAATGGCGTTGTTATTTGCCACCTGTGCGTTGAACTTCGCCGCGCCCTTTGCTGCGTTTCCCTGCTGGATGGCCCCAACAGCAGAAAACGCCGCCCCAGCGATCATCGCAATTTCAACGCCGGTCATCGCACCCTCGCATACAACGCGCAAGCGCCGCCGTCAGGGCGGTAAGCCTCCATGCGCGGTGCTTCCATCGCAAAACCCAACAGCTCAGCCCACCTATGTCCTGCCTCAAAATCGCAGTCTACTGTCATCTCAATCCGCTTGATGTAGCAGTTGTCCAAACGGTTCTGCACCGCGCGGTGTACGGCGACAAACTTGCTCCCCGTCGCATGGACGGAGATGTAACTCCACGCCAGCGCCCGACCGGGCCACAGCGGGATGATACCCGCGCAGCCTAGCACAACCCCGTCATCAACGCATGAGTGCGTCCAATCGGGGCGCTCAAGCGCCACGGCCTCTGCTTCGGTCATGTACTTGGCGAGATATTGCTGCTCGTCCTGCATGTCGATCTGCATCAGGTGCGCTGCTTTAAAGTCTACCACGTCCATGCTATCGGTCCTGCACATGAAGCTGCGGCATGATTGCCTGGATGGTCATGGGGAGCGGCTGATCCTGCCGAATGAAGATGCGCTCATTCGTCCCGTAGTCGCCGTCCCACTCAATCTCAAAGTCGCCCTGGAACAGGGACACCGCTGTATCCATAGGATCGCCGCCTTCGCGAAGAACGATGGGGTCGAGGTCGTCGCTGGTGGGGCCGAACTTCCCGCCCAAGGTCTCGAAGAAACGAACAAACACGCGATGGATGCGCTCTGTCTTGCCCTGCGATGTGCCCTCGCGGCGGCCCTCAAGCGGCTGTCGCAGCGTCTCGAAGTCGGAGTTATATGCTAGGCCCACTTGAGCCTCAGAGGTCTCCCGGTCGAGCGTGATGGCTCCTGACGCCACTGTCTTGCGGGGGTGGGCAGACCCCTCGGCCAGAACGGCAACCTCTTGCCCTTCCAGATGGGTCAGGCCGGTCACGGTCATCACACGCTCGCGGACCTCGCCAGCCGTCTCATATGCCGTGAACCCAGAGGTGTTGATGGCGTTGCCGTCGCGGTCGTTCAACTCGAATGTCGTCGCGGCGACGTTCGCCACCACATAAACCTTCCGGTTTACTTCGGTCATACCCTGCACGTTCTTGATGCGGATCACATCACCGTTGGAGAAGCCGTGTGCGCCGTCTGTCGAGACAACGCCGGGGCTTGCTGCCGTGATGCCGGTAATGGTCTTGGGGTCGTCAAGTGTCAGGCCGCTGTCCACGAAGAAGGCTTCTTCGGGGTCGTTGGCGCTGTCCCACATGGGCTTCAAATACTCGATATACCGCTTGGTGCCGCCGTTTATGTAGCGGTTCACGATCATGTACAACTCGTCGGACAGGCCGTCAGGTGCCGGGATGACCGACACGCTCTCGACCTTCGCTGGCGTAGCGCCGTAGGCGTCGCTGAACCCCCCAACAACATGCCGGTGGAACCCGAGTATCTTCTGGTCGCGGTCGTAGGTCAGGCCAATGAGAGAACCGTCTGTCAGGCACATCCACACGATAGCCTGTGGCTCTGCTTGGAACGCCATCTCCACCACGCCGGTCTTGGTGATATGCTCTGCCACAAGCGTCATGTCAGGCGCGCGGAAGCCGTCGTCCTCGAACACATACGACATCTCGCGCAGCTTTTGCAGGGCGCGCTGGACGAAGATGACGGCGCGGCCCACCCGAACAGGTGAGATGTTCGCGCTGCCGAAGGTCGATGAACGCGCGGCCTGGATGTTGGATGGTGTCAGAACACCGCCGTTGTCATTAGGCCGCACGATCCACTCGCCGCCCACCGTCCCGACAGCCAAGCCCTTCTCCTCGTCGGATAGCCAGAAGATAGAGTTTACGTTGTCCGCCGACAGCGATGTTGACACCGCGAGGTCGTCGGCCACGGTCCCATCAGGATCGGTCGGCGCAAAGTTCTCAAAATCGCTGCTCACGCTCATGTCGATGCGCTGCGGGAAGTCGGTCGGCCCCGCAAAGCAGAGACGGTTTTGATGGAACGTCACGGCGGCGGGGTAGCCGGTCGTGTCGGACCAAACCCCGAGACGCCAAGCGTCCGTGGCGGTGGTGGCTGACGCATCTGGCCCCGAAATAGTCGCCGTAACAGACGTTGTGCTTGCGCGAGCAGTGATGGTCAGCCACGTCCAGTTTGCCGCAGCATCCTGCCAACGGATCGTGCGCCCGATGTCGGTGGTCTGAAATCCGGTGTCGTTGTTGATGCCGGTGATGGCTGACGCCGTCACCGTCACCGAGCCGGTCGTGCCGCTCAAGCCGAGCGTGGTCGTGGTCGCGTTGGTGCTGAGGAAAGGGCCGTCTGAAAATTCAATGGTCGTGATGCTCCACGACGTGTCCGACGCGCGCTCGATTTTGCGGGGCGGGTAGCTTGGGTGCGTGATGTACAGCACGTCCGCCGACTGCGCGAACTTGAGTTGGAACAGGTCGGCCTCGGCGTAGGTCGTCGTGACCTCAACCGGGGAACCGCTGCTCTCAATCTGCCCACGGTCCTTGATGAACCGGATGTAGAGGTTGCCGAACTCAATCTGGTAGGCTTGCTCCGTCGAGAACTCGAACCGAACAAGCCGAGACTTCTCGCTGCTGGTCTCACACTCCACGATATGTGCTGTGCCGGGGCGGCGTTCGACCGGCCCTTGCAGCAGCGGGATGAAGTTCTTACACGTCCGCAACCCCGTCTGGTACTTGTCGAGGTCCGGTCGCCCATACACCAACGGCGACA